AGTTCGTGGACATGGAGATCCCTGAGTACACCGAGGAACCCATCCCACCGGGAATGGGGTATTCGACTTTCCAGATGGAATTCAAGAGAGTCTATCTCTATATCAAGGATCATCCGAACTGTCCTGCTGGACTTACCAACCAGAGACGAACTGAGCTGCTCATCCAGTCTCTGGAAACATTGGAACCCAGAGAAGCAGAAATGTGGATCCGGATGATGAGAAAGAAGCCAGACGTTCCTTTCTTGACCAGAGATCTGGTCAGGGAAGCTTTTCCAAATCTCAATCTAGGAGAGGATGTCAATGAAGCAGCCCAAGGAGACACTGGAACCTGATGATGAATTAACGGTGGCACGACTGAAGGGTGAACCCCCAAGACGATACAAGAAGAACCTGACCCGGTTCTATCTTGACCATATCGATGAAATCGATAAGTATGATGAGTTCTACGGAACCTGAAAGGTAGTGAAATGTTGGCTAGATTATTTGGACTGGTGGTTGCCGGTATTGCATTCTCATTAGGATACTATGAGAACACGGGTGAGTTCATGAGGATGATTGCCGAGTGGCAATGGTTCTTCCTTCTCTGGATCATAACACCTCTATTTGTCATAATCCTGACTGGAGTGCAGATCGTGTTCTGGTTCATCGGAAAGGATGCTGGTGGTAAGCTTGGTGGTGTTGGTGGTGCTCTTGCCGGTGCCTTCATATCACTATGGTTCTTCCTTGGTCTTAGCCTGAGTTTTCTGGAAGCCCACTTCCTGTGGAAAGCCTACGAGACATCCAGTTCAGTAACCGAGTTCAATATCGAATTCATGTACCTGTGGTTGGGAACGATTATCCTAAATATCATCATAGGGTGGTTCAGAAAATCCACCAGCACGAATAGCAAGGAATAGGATAAATGAAGGTCCACGTAGTCATGGGGTTCCGGAAGAGAAGAGTCCGTGGAGAACAGGGATGGGACTGGGACTCCATCCGTATTTTCCGTACCTCAAAAAGAGCCGAAGAGGCCAAGAAAAATGATTATGATGACTATGATGATGTTCAGGTGCAGGCAGTCACTCTAGAAAACTGAAAATTCCCTGTTGACACTCAACCTCCTTTTTGCTACCTTGTTCATGAAGGTAATGAGAAGGAGGTTTTTTCGTGGCCTTATTTCGAATTAAAAACGACATCAAGACTTTGTGGGTTGACACCAGCAAGGGTGGTCAGCTAGAAGCTGAGGTCGAAGTTATCCACCATGGTGGTGAGCTTGAGTTCCAAGCTGAGATCATCGACATTGCCGATGCCCGGAAGTGGTGGAAAGTCATGAAAGAGAATGGAGGAGTTGAATTCTAATGGGTTATGGATACACTCAGTCAGCCGGTAAAACCCTTGAGTACATTTCCGATGCCTACCATGCCAAGGGGGATGCCTCTAGCAATACGATCACCTTGAACGGTGGTCTGTGGGGTTTCTATGAGGTCACCACCCGTGACCAAGCCGATGGAGGTATTTCCGGTTCTGTCCATCGTTCCCTCACCGAGAAGGAAAAGGAGTACTGGAAAGCTCGTGGTCTGAAGGTCTCAGACACTGCCGTCATCAAAGCCGGTAGCTTCAAGATTTCCGGTTCAGGTAAAGTCGTTCGTTTTGCCGGTCTGCCGGTGAAGGAGATCAACCGTGCCATTGGATATGCCTGATATGAACCCGTGTTCCGAGATCCTTGGGATCACCATGGATGAAGCCGTCAACCGGGTTGTCCAGAAGATGGTCACAGACTATCTTGATTCTACTGGAAGCCGGGAGATGAAGATCCGGTTCGTCAAGTCCATCAAGGTGGAACAGCTCCAGAAGTGGGTTCGTATCACTGCTGATGGTTCCGTCAAGATGTTTATCGTGACTGCTCCCAACGTGGAGAGCACTTCCGGTAGACTGTTCGAAATCGGGGACATGTTGAAGCCTGCCAGCTACAAAGCTCCTGCCAAGAACTTTGCCCGTGGTAATGTCTTCAGGTCCGATTGCCTAAAACGAGTACGTTGGTTAGGAGTAATATGAAGCTTGAACAGATAGCCAAGGAACTGAGGACGGATGTCAAATGGAGATCCGTCTTCTCTCTCATGCACAACATGAGGGATCAGTTGAATGATCGTCAGAAACGATTTCAACGAGCTGCCATCATTGAGAAGTCCATAGACAAGTACAGCAAGAACGTGACGAGGGTAGACTCATATTCCCTTGATCACCTGTACAAGGGCTATAAGATCGAAACCAAGATAGCCACCCGGACCCTCTGTACCCGTGTCCTGCATGAGCAGAAGAGAGTCCCCAAGACCGGGTTCATCAAACTCAACAACATGTATACAGTCAGGAAGATAGGCAACATGATGCCATTCGATTTCCTGATGATCATAGATGTCAGGTGTGCAGCCATTACCAGCTTCGAGAGAATGAAGAAACATGCCACCTTCATTGGGGATGGGTTCAAGCTTGACCTTCCTCACTCAGCACTGGAATGGATTGTACCAGTCGGAAAGATATCTGAAGACGATCTGATCAAAAGAGACGATATCAACTTGACAGACGTATTCGATTCCGTTACAGATGGATATATCGACATCTTTGAGGAGTGACCATGATACTTTTCCTTGACAAGAACCCTGTCCGAGCAGCCTATGACCTGCCAGATGCATTTCTCGTCAGTCAGTTGAAGCTGTGTGCACGAGCCTTCAAGACGTGGTTGCAGGATTCGGAAGCATACTCCGTTGATATACCTCCGAATCTGATTACGAGTGAGAAATATCTTCTGCATCCCGGAATTCGACATCCCATCAAGAAGGACTCCGATGAATATGCAATCGTTGACTGGTTGCAGGAAACTCCCAACAATGTTGCATGGTTGTACACCTATGAGCAGCACCTATACCGGGAGATGTGGATCCGGGGTCTGAATGCCGGTGACTTTGGATATGATGAAGCCATCATCTCCGAGATCCATTCCGATATCAAGGATGCTGTGGACAATGCCCACTTCAACTTTGTTGACTCTGGTGATGCCGAGGATCCTACGGTGCCACCACGGAAGTACTTCAATAAGCTGGTAGAAGCCTATCCTGACATGGAGTTCGAGTCGGTGATGAGCCTTTGCCGTCATTCTTTCATGGACTCTCTGCCAACTCATGGAGTTTCTGATATCGAATGGACTATCCGTGATCAGCCGGGTTGGTATCGTCCCCATGATATCCCAGCATCGGGGACTCCTGCCCCTGACTACTTTGCCCCCGTTGCCGAGACCAACAACTTCGGTGAAGAGCCTGAGCCACAGGTGTCCATTACCAACTTCAAGCCACCGGAAGGATCCATGATTATTCAGATGGACAAGTCTGTCCAGCTCATGGATGACCTGATGAAGCAGCTTGCAAATGAGTATGCAATGCCTGAACTGGTGGGGGAGCAGTGACACATAAATAGGTGTATCAACCAGTGAGGTTCATATGCCTATTTACACCTTTGAGAACAAGAAGACTGGAAAGCAGTACAATCTGACACTTTCCATGGCCGAACGTGAAGAGTACCTTGAGAAGCATCCAGATGTTCAACAGATCCTGACCCAGATGAACATTGGTGATCCCATTAGCCTACACATCACCAAGCCCCCAGCAGACTTTCAGAAATACGTCCTTGGCAAAGTTCGAGAGAAGCAACCTCTTGGCAAGGCCCTTGAGAGACGTTACACCATCCCAAAAGAGGTTTGAGGTAGTGGCAGTCAACACTATCTTCAAGAAGGGAGCTATTGCCCGTTTTCCGGGCTGGCTCCCTTTGTTTTTTCCCTAACAACAAAGAGGAAATATATGACCAAGAAAAGACCTAAGCAGCACTTTGAGCTAACCAAAATTTCGGCATTGAACGAAAATCAGGACAAGGCAATGAAAGCCTACTCTAATGGTAAAAATCTGGTGTTGCATGGTTATGCAGGTACTGGGAAAACTTATCTCTCCCTGTATCTGGCTCTTCGAGAGATGCTTGATGGTAATATGTTTTATGACAAAATCGTAATTGTTAGGAGTGTGGTTCCGTCCAGAGACATGGGCTTCCTGCCGGGATCCATAAAGGAGAAGATCCGGATCTTCGAGGAACCCTACAAGCAGATCTGTGACGAGCTGTTTGGTCGTGGTGACGGCTATGAGATCCTCAAGATGAAGAAGATGGTAGAATTCACCACCACTTCCTATCTAAGAGGGATCACATTCAACAGATCCATCGTTGTGGTGGATGAAATGCAGAACATGACATTCCCTGAGCTGGACACTATCATGACCAGAATGGGAGACACCTCAAAGATCATGTGGTGTGGAGACTTCAGGCAGACAGACCTGAAGAAAATTGAAGAGATGTCCGGGATCCGTAAGTTCCTGAACATCACCAAGAGAATGCAGAACTTCGAATACGTGGAATTTGGCAAGGCCGATATCGTGAGATCCGGTCTGGTCAAGGACTACATCATAACCAAGACGGAGATGGAAAAGACATGAAGAAGAAAATCATAATGGCTACAGGTGGCTTCGATCCAATTCACGAGGGGCATATTGCCTATCTGAACGAAGCCAAGAGCATGGGGGATCGTCTTATAGTCGGGGTCAACTCAGATGAGTGGCTGATCCGTAAGAAGGGATACAAGTTCCAGTCTGTCCAGACCCGTGGGATTGTCCTGTCCAACCTGAAGTGTGTCGATAGTGTCCTGTACATGGATGACTGGGATGGCACTGCTATCCAGTTCATCCGGGACTGCATCAGCATGTATGGTGAAGACTGTGATTACTATTTCGTGA